CTGGCCGCGGTAACTCCGCCGCAAACTACGGTGCCATGCACGCATACATGCAAAATCAAAAGTTGAAAACATCCCCGTGACCATCCCCACGACATCCATCACCTTCGGCAAACGCGCCCGATCGGACTACGACGGCATCGAAGAACTAGCCCACTCGATCCGAGACCGAGGTTTGATCCAACCCATCGTCGTAAATCAATCCTCCGACGGCACATACCTCCTCGTCGCCGGAGGTCGCCGCTACCGAGCCATCGAATACCTCAACATCCGCGAGCTCCACCACAACCAGTCCTCCATACCCGGCCAAGCCGGATTCGTCCTCCTCTCCGACCTCCGTCCCGACGAGCTCATCGAAATCGAACTCGAAGAGAACCTCTTCCGTCAAGACCTCAAATGGCAAGACAGAGCCCTCCTCGTCGACCAAATCCACACCGCCAAGAAAACCCTCGGCATCCTCAACCACGATGCCAAACCATGGGGCGAACGTCAAACCGGCGAACTCCTCGGTTGCTCCAAAGGTGACGTCAACAACTGCCGGACCATCGCTGCTGAGTTAAAAAAGAACCCCAAACCTTTCGCCAATTGCACATCCGTTTCCGACGCTGTCCGAGTCATCCTGATGCGCCGCAACGACGAGGCCATCAAGCACCAATTACGCAACAACAAAGCTCCCACCTCCATCACCTCCATCTCCGAATTCTTCGACGACGAGGACGAGCCACTCCCCACACCCATCCACCCATCCACCTCGTCTAGCCCACAACCTGGGCCAGTGATAAATGGACCGACGAAAGTCTATCTGTCTCGTCAGTTCGTGCATGGTGACTGTATTGAGTTGATGAAAACTATTGCACCTGAGACGTTTCATCACATCGTTTGTGATCCACCTTATGGTATTGATCTGGACTTCATGGACTTGAAGAATCAGGACCGTGTCGAAGCTACTCATGAGGTTGAAGACAATATCGACTTAATCGAAGAGTTCTTGTTACAAGCCTATAATGTGCTGAAACCCAACGGCTTTCTTGTGATGTTTTACGATCTTAACCATCATGAAAAGATACTTAAGTGGGCAACTGAGGGACCTAATAAGGCTGGGTTTAAGGTCCAACGCTGGCCGATTGTTTGGGTGAAGGAACACCCGTGTAAGAACCAAGCCGCTAGTTACAACTTCACCAAGAACGTAGAGTTCGCGTATGTGATGCGGAAGGGAAACGCCACGCTGATTAAGCCACAGCTGTCGTGTGTGATATCTGCTGAAGGTTCAGTGGAGAAGAAGATGTATGACAACCCATTCGCGAAACCCTTCGCTGTCTGGAAGTTTATCTACGATGCCATAGCAACTAAAGGCCAGACTGTCTTTGATCCATTCATGGGCGAAGGGTCTGCATGTCGTGCAGCTGTCAACTTGGGGCTAACTCCTTATGGTTGCGAGCTCGATGACCATCACTACAACAAAGCCATCCTCGGTGTCAAAGAAACCTACAAGCTACTACTTGGCGAAACCGTGGAGTTCAGATGAACGAAGATCCTATGAACAAAAAAGGTTACGAACAATGTCTAGTCTGCGGAGTTTACTATGAACCTGGTAAAGCACACAAGTGCCCAGTGAGCGTAGCGACTCAGCCGATCGAAACAATCCTTGCACAACGACAGACTCGTTACAAAGACTTCAAAGATAACGCGGAGGTCAGCCAGCAGATTAAAGACATCCTGCATGACCGTATCGAGTGGGAGAATCTGTCGCCTACTCACAAGGAGGCTGTCGAAGTCATTGTGCAGAAGGTGTCTCGCATTGTCTGTGGAGACCCGAACTATCCCGACAACTGGATCGATATCCAAGGTTACGCCAAGCTCGCTGAACAACGATGCACAAATTAATCTATGTGGCTTCGCCTTACTCCCACCATCTCGAATCCATCCGGCACGAGCGTTACATGGCGGCTGTCGAACATTGCGCTGCGCTCACTCGAAGAGATCTATTTGCGTTTTCGCCGATTGTCCATTGGCATGTGCCGGCGTTGTACTATGATTTGCCAAAGGATTTTGGTTACTGGGAGGCATATAACCTCCACATGTTATCGTTCTGCAATCGTCTGGATGTCCTCCAGCTCGTTGGTTGGAAGGAATCCATCGGAGTTAAAGCTGAGATCGCTTTTGCACAAAAACATGACATCCCCATCGTCTACACCCTCATATGAATGAAAACCAAATCTCGCTTGATATTACAGGAACGAAAGTTCCCAACCAGTTTCCATCTCGATCGGCTACGTATCGAATTGCAATCGTTGGTGAAGCACCTGGAGAGACTGAAGTTGAAACTGGAGAACCTTTCACCGGAAAATCAGGCGACTTTCTCAACGCGTTATTGGGAAACGCAGGTATTACTCGTCAGTGTTGTTTTGTTGGTAACGTCTGTCAACGAAGACCTCCGGGCAATGACATCAAGTATTTTAAGTTCGACGGACCAGAGATTCAAGAAGGACTTGGAATACTTGCATCAGACCTTAGGAGGTTTAAACCAAACTTATGCTTGCTTTGCGGAGCGACGCCATTGCTTGCAGCAACAGGGGAACCCAGAAAGCCCACCCTCTGGAGAGGCTCCTTGTTCATAAGTAACCGTTTAGACTCTCCGTTTTACGGCTTCAAGTGTCTAGCAACCCTCCACCCAGCATATATCCTCCGAGTCTATGAAGACAAACCGTTGTTCTGCTTCGACCTCAAGCGTGCAAGACAGGAAGGCGAATCTGACCGGCTTGTTTTACCTCAGCGTGAGTTGCTTATCAACCTTACCTGTGCAGAGATCATCGACCGACTCAACGGAATCCTACCTGGGACTCTCTTGTCGCTCGATATTGAGGGAACAATTGCTACGGGAATGTCATGCCTGTCACTGGCGGATTCACCGGAGAGCGCCTTTCTGATACCCTTCGGCAAGTTCCCCGTCGAAGAGGAAGCTCGCATCTGGCGTGAGCTGGATAGTGTTCTGAGGAACCCAAAGATTCCAAAGGTGTTACAAAACTCCCTCTACGACCGATTCGTTCTCATGCACAAGTATGGGATGCTGATCAACAATGTCGTGGAGGATACGATGCTCAAGTCTTGGGAGATCTACTCCGAACTCCCGAAAGCACTGGGAGTACAAACCTCCATCTGGACTCGAGAACCGTATTACAAATACGAACGCAAGGCTGACGATCGTGATACGCACTATCGTTATTGTTGCAAAGACTCTGCAGTAACCTTAGAGATCTGTCGAGCACAAGATATAGCCCTCACCGACGCACCTGCGAAGCACTATCGCTTCAACATGGATCTGCTGTCTCCGTTGTTATACATGCAACAGCGGGGTTGGAACTTCGACATCGCTCTAGCACGTGAAAAAACCATCGAGGTCAAAGTCAAGATGGCCGAATCACTCGCCCGTATCACCGCTCACGCATCTTACGAATTCAACCCGAGAAGCACACAACAATGTGCAAAGTTCCTCTACCAACTCAAAGGTCTACCTACTCAGTACAAAAAAGAGTTCGGCCGACTAACGACCAAAGTAACTACTGACACCAATGCACTTCTCACACTTGGTAAAAATCACAAAGACCCAGTCCTATTTGAAATCCTTTCCTATCGACGGCTTGGAAAACTCCTCGATGTTACAGAGTCGATTGTGGATCCAGACGGACGTCAACGTTGCGCCTATAATCTTGTTGGAACGGCAGATGTCGAGAACGTCACTGGAAGGGTTAGTTGCTCAAAATCTGCAACTGGCTCTGGATTTAATCTCCAAACAGTTACGAAAAAGCTCCGGGTTCTCTACCGAGCAGACTCAGAACATACCATGTTTCAGTGTGACTTGTCCGGTGCTGACGGATGGACCGTTGCTGCCCATTGCCTTAAACATGGTGATCCAACGATGCTGCACGATTACGTGGGAGGATTGAAACCAGCAAAACTCATCGCTTTGTTCTCAGACCATCCCGAATACACCAAAGAACCCCGCGAAAACCTGAAGGAACTCTGCTCCGAAGTCGATCAAGACGGCTGGTTATACTTCTCGTCCAAACGCGTCCAGCACGGAAGCAACTACGCCCTTGGTAAAAACACCATGGCCGACCAGATCATGAAGGATTCGTTTAAGTATCTGGGCTATCCTGTATATGTTACTCCAACCCTCTGCGAGAAACTCCAACGCATCTACTTCTCACGCTATCCCGGTGTTCTTAAGTGGCAGAACTGGATCGCCCGTCAAGTCGTTGACAACGGCTATCTCACCGCCCCCTCCGGCCACGTTCGACGACTCTTCGGACGTCGTAAGACTGGCGTAAATGTGCACCACGAGACCTATCGCTCCGCTCTCTCGAACGAGCCACAGGATACTACCACTTATGTTACTAACCTGGCTTTGTGGAATCTCTGGCACGATCCAGATAACCGCACCGAAAATTCTTCTTTGAAAATCCAACCTGTTCACCAAGTTCATGATGCCTTAGTCGGACAAGTTCCAACACATTTGCTTGACTGGGCTCGTCCAAAGATCCGTCAATACTTCGACAACCAAATAACAATTGCCGGTTTAGACCTCGTAATACCTTTTGAAGGCGGCTATGGTCCAGACTGGGGACATTGCAACACACCTATATGATGACCGATCAAGAAATCGTCGAAGTTGTTCAAGCTAAAATTCGAGGTGAAACTATCGAAGCTAAACGAATTTCACCAGCATACCAAGCACAATATGCAAGATGGCAAACAATATTGGAAAATCCACTGTGGGATTTCTCTACTTTTATATATCGAAAAAAGGTAACAAACAAATGAGACTACTAATACTACTACTCTTCCTCTCCGGCTGTGCCTCACCGCCTTCCGACGGACCCGACACCACCCAGAAATTCGACCCTGACCTCGGCTACAACTTCGGAACCAATGCGCGCTAAACGAGCCAAGCAACTAAAAAGGTTTGCCCGCCGTATCGGCAAACCTTACAAAGCAATCAAGCACTCCTACAAGCAACTCAATCGTGAGCAGAAGACAGAGTTCCTCACAAAGCTGGAGACCCTGCCGTGAAACCGATGCTAGCACATGTATACAAAGGCCAGAACCTCCCAACTCCGTTCTTCGTTCAGCCGAAACTCAACGGCGTCAGAGCTCTCTACCAGGACGGTCGCTTCTGGTCTCGAGACGAGATCCCCTGGCACGATGAGCTAGTAGCCCACGTCGTAGGAGACCTCATGTCTACCGTCCCACATGGATGGATTCTAGACGGCGAGTTCTACCACCACGGTTGGTCCCTACAACAAATCAACTCAGCCATAGCCGTGAAGCGTCTACACAAGACTCCTGCCACGGAAGCCGTCTCCTACAATGTTTTCGATATCGTCTCTACAGAACCTTTCTATCTGCGCTTTGCTTCTGTGGTTCCTATGCTACGCGATCACAAGTCCGTCCGTGCAGTCCCGACGCATGTCTGCGACACACTTGACCAAGCTCTCAGTTACTTCCATCACTATAAACGCACCGGATACGAAGGGATCATGTTCCGCCATGGGCCTGACGGGTATCTCTCGAAACGCTGTAACTCGTTACTTAAACACAAAGCCTGGTTCGACAGTGAATTTCGAATCATCGGACTGGAAGAAGGCACCGGCAAGTGCACAGACACTC